TGGCCAGTCATCCGGGATCAACAACTCCACCGGGTTGATGCGCTCCAGCTCCGCCAGCAGGTTCTCCCAACCTTTGATCTCCTGCACGCTGAAGTTGCCGCTGGTGATATCCAGTACGGAAAGGCCAAACAAACGCTCATCGCCCAGGACGGCGGCGATCAGGTTGTCACGTCGCTCATCCAGCAGCGCCTCATCACTCACCGTCCCCGGCGTAATAATGCGCACCACCTGACGTTCAACCGGCCCCTTGCTGGTGGCCGGGTCACCGATCTGCTCGCAGATCACTACCGACTCGCCCAGCTTCACCAGTTTGACGAGGTAGCCTTCCAGCGAGTGGTAAGGAATCCCACACATCGGAATCGACTGCCCTGCCGACTGCCCGCGCGCGGTCAGGGTGATGTCCAGCAATTTGGCCGCCTTCTTCGCGTCTTCATAGAAGATCTCGTAGAAGTCGCCCATGCGATAGAACATCAACTGATCAGGGTGCTGGTTTTTCAGGCGCCAGTACTGCTGCATCATCGGGGTGTGGGAGGACAGATCGGACGTGTTTTTACTCATTGGATAGTAGGCAAATTCGTTGAAAGTGATGGGGCAAAGGGGGCGCTCGGCCCAGCATTTTTTGCGATGGGCGCAAGGTTAACACGCGAGGTCGGCCCTTCGCAGGTCGCAAGCGGATAGGTAAAACGCAAAAGAGGCGGTGCATTTATTTAAATGCGCAAGGCTTCGTTGCAGGGGCCGAGCAGCCTTACTTGATTGGGTCGTCTTTAAAGCTGTGCTACAGCGCCTGACTCATCCGTTCGCCCCATAAAAATGGTTCAGCGCTATCAATTCAATCACCGCGACGAAAACGCATAGCACAATGAATCCAGGGCTGAAGACGCGCTTGCGATTGGATGAGCCCCCGTCACCCAGCGAGTTTAGATCTGAACCGTCGGAAATCATCATGAAGAGCGCCAGCAGAACATAGGTCCATGCCTTGCTCCAGCAGCTCTGATTTCGCCATTGGGTCATTCTTGGTATTCCGCAGATCGCTTTAAATGGGGGCAAAAGGGGCGCTTGGCCGAGCATGTTTTGCGATGGCGGCAAGGTTAGCACGCACGGGGAAGGCTTCGCGGTTCGGCTAAAAGGCACTGCAAATGCATAATTTATGCATGAATGATGCAAATTAGCATTTGCCAACCCCAAAAACACCCGTCACTATCTCCGCTATGCAAAAACGCAACGTTTCTATCGTCTTAAGAGAGCTGCTGGACCGCGACCGGATCTCCCCCACGGAGCTTCACCGGCGTACTGGCGTGCCTCAATCCACGTTGTCCCGGATCCTCAGCGGCAAGATCGTTGATCCGTCGGATAAGCACATCTCGCGCATCGCCGAGTACTTCCGCGTCAGCACCGACCAACTGCGCGGGCGCGCGGCTGTGGGGGCTTTGCGCGATGACGGGCGCGACCCGATGCATTCGGAACTCAAGGATATAAGCCTGTGGGACGACGACACCCCCGTTAATGATGACGAGGTGTCGATCCCCTTTCTGCGCGAGGTTGAATTGGCTGCTGGATCAGGAAGATTCGTCATCGAGGAAAGCGAGAAGGCCAGCCTGCGTTTTGGAAAGCGCAGCCTGCGGCATAACGGTGTGCAGTTCGACCAGGCCAAGTGTGTGACGGTGCGCGGCAACAGTATGTTGCCGGTACTGCGCGACGGCGCGACGGTCGGCGTGAATGCTGGCAAAAGTGGCATCGGCGACATCGTCGATGGCGACTTGTATGCCATCAATCACAATGGCCAGCTGCGGGTTAAACAGCTCTATCGCCTGCCTTCCGGTATTCGTCTGCGTAGTTTCAATCGCGATGAACACCCGGATGAGGACTACAGCTTCCAGGATATCCAGGATGAGCAGATCAGCATCCTTGGGCATGTGTTCTGGTGGGGTATGTACGCCCGTTAACCTCCTTGCGTAAGAGAGAGCCCGCCATCGAGCGGGCTTTTTTTCGTCTGTCGAAAATCGCCAAACCCTTTGCCCGCAATGCCAAAAATGCATCCACGCATGAGTGCAGCGAAAATAAATGCATTTGTGCATTGACTGTATATGCATACATGCATATTCTTCATCTCAAGCCAGCCAACAAGGCCTGGTGGAGGCGGCAAGGATGCTGCCAAGGAAGACAAGGAAGGCACGCAACATCGGCAAGGACGCCATCAGAGCGATGGCAGGGACGCCAGGCAACACCGGCAAGGATGCCGACGCTCTTTAGTTTCACAGCTTTGCAAGAACAGGCAGCGATGAACCGGCCTTAACGGTTCAGAGGGTTGGCAACTGACCCGGGTGTGCAGCGTAAAGCACCAGAAGCAGTTATCCGGCAGACAGGGATCGTGGTCGGAAAAACATTGAGGAAAGATCCGTACCGCGCCAGTAGCGCCGAAAGATCGAAGCTGGACCGCATTACTGAAAAGCCCGGGCAACCGGGCTTTTTGGAATGCCTACCTATACATGGATTTACCCAAAAGCCGGTTCTTTGCCGGCAATGCGCAGCCAGGAGGCGTGACATGACAAACGAGCAGCAAGCGTTAGCGGAAATGCCTATCTGGCTGGTGATCGCACTGGCCCTGATCGGCGGCGTATCCGGCGAAATGTGGCGCGCCGACAAGGAGGGCGCCCGTGGTTGGTCACTGGTCCGGCGCCTGGCCCTGCGGTCCGGGGCATGCATGGTCTGCGGGGTCTCGGCATTGATGCTGTGCTACGCCGCCGGCATGTCGATCTGGACCGCCGGCGCCATTGGTTGCCTGACGGCCATGGCCGGCGCAGACGTCGCCATCGGCCTTTATGAACGCTGGGCGGCCAAGCGCATCGGGGTCAACGAAGCGCCGACATCCCGCCCGGATCAGCAGTAACTGCTGCAAGGACGCAACTGATGACACTTATCGAAAAACCCTCCCAACTGCCTGTAGCGATAGAGGACGCGTTGAAGCGTGCCTTCCCACAATTACAGGTAGGCAACCACCAGGACTTTGCCGGCGCCGGGGATCACACCGGCGTGCTGATCAGCGTGGAACGCAACGGCCCCGGCGTTCGTTCCCGTGAAGGGCGCAAGGCACATGCCTTGTCGGTATCACTCAAGGTTACGGTCGCCAGCGCGGCGGCACCTTTTGACGCGTGCGACCTGGCCAGCCAATTGATGGACCTGGCCCTGGATAACCGCTGGGGCCTGCCGTCGGACCAGTGCGATTTACCCACGGCCGTCGTCGCGGCGCCCTCTGGGCTCGCCAGCGCCGAAACGGACTACGACACCTGGACCGTGTCCTTCACCCAAACCCTCTATCTCGGCCCGTCGTTGCTCGAAGACCCCACCGGCACGCCGCTGTTTGCCCGCACCTGGGAAGTCTCGGACATCAACGATCCGGATCAATATCGGCCCCTGCAGGAGTAGTCCATGTTCGACGCATTGTTACGCATGCAACTGGGGCCGATTATCGAGCGCCTGGCGGAAATGGAAGCCCAGCTCGAAGACCTGTATCGACGCGCGGACAGTTTCTGCCGCATTGGCGTGTGCCAGGAGGTCGACGCTGCCAGCAATACCTGCAAGGTCAGCCATGGTGAGTTGCTTACCCCGGCGATTCGATTCTTCAACCCCAGCGCCGGTGCGCAGACCGAAACCCGTATTCCTTCGGTGGGCGAACAATGCCTGCTGCTCAACTACGGCGGTGGGGAAGGGGGTACGCAGTCTGTGGCGCTGTTCGGGCTGAACAGTAGTCTGTTTCCACCGGTGTCCAGCGTGGCCTCTCTGACCCGGCGGCGCCATCAGGATGGCACCCAAAGCGACTACGACGACGCCAGCCACACCTTCAACTGGAGCAACGGCCTAACCACGTTCAGCGGTTCTCGCGAACAGGTCGACATCAAGGTCGGCGCTGCCAGCCTGACCATGAGTGCCCAGGGCATCACCCTGCAACTCGGCGCCACCGGCCTCTCGCTGGATGCCGCCGGCGTGCATTTGAGCGGCCCGGTGGTGGATCACCAGGGCCGCGTGATCAGCCGCGCATAAGGATTTGCCATGATCGGAATCGATAGGAACACCGGGGCAGCCGTGGATGACTGGCTGCAATTCGTGCAGCGTGCCACCCGAGCGCTGACCACCCCTTTAGGCACTCGTCAGAAGCGCCCGTTGTACGGCTCGATGATCCCGCAACTGCTCGGCCATAACCTCGGCGACGACCTGTTGATCCTCGCCCAAAGCCACGCCGCGCAAGCGTTCTACAACAGCCAGAACGGCATTACCGACTTCCAGCCCCAGGTCATCGTCGCCACCCGCCAGGGCGCCGGTTTATTGCTGCGTTTTGCCGGCACCTGGAAAAACCGCCAACAATCCTTCGAGGTCGTGACATGAGCATGCTGATCCCAGGCCAGAACCAACTGGCGGAGCCGGCGATTATCGCGGTCGATGAATTCGAACCGCTGCTGGCGGAATTCAAGGCGTTTGTCGTCGACTACGTCGCTACCCGCGCGCCGCAAAGCGCGGCCAAACTCAAGGTCAGTCTCGACAACGAAAGCGAGCTGCTGACCCAAGCGGCCGCGCAGCAACTGCTGCAAACCTACTCCGACTCCTGCCATTGCTTGGGCGGCCGCGTGAACCCAAGTTGGATCGACTATGCGTTCCACAGCGCCGGTGCGCGCAACTGCAGATACTCGAGCCCTTGAGGCCGATCATGATGATTCACAAAAAACGGCCATTGTGTCGGATTTTTTGTGCCCGGAAGAAAGCAAAAAGCCCCGACAAGTTCGGGGCTTTTTGTTGGGATCGAAAAAAGAGAGGGCGACTTCAGAGGGTGCGCTAACACCCTAAGGAGACGCCAGATCGCAGATATAGCCTGCAAGCCAGCCAAGGCCCTCACTGCTCGCGCGAGCGGGACGGAGCCTAGCAGATAAATAAACGGACTTGCAGATGTTGAACGAATTCAGATGCGGTAACTGCAAAAGACTTCTCGCCCGCACGGGTGGGTTTACAGAGCTCCAGATCAAATGTTCCCGATGTGGGACGCTGAATCATGTGAAGGCCGCGAGCCTCGAGCAATCGCCCATGAGCGCCATACGCCCAATACAGAGGCCTGAACTTAAATCAGCTAAGTAACGGAGTTTAAAATGGAAAACGCAAATTCGGCGTCTCAAACCTTGCAAGATCTTTGGACCCAAGTGCAACCGGTGGATAACACTGGCATGCTTAGGCGCGTAGTTTTTGCGCAAGGCAAGTTCTATGCGGCTGGTGGCAACGGTCTTCCCACAACCACTCAGCTTGTCAGCGGAGACGCGACTGGTACAGCGTGGACCAAGCTTAAGGGCGTCGTCACCTCTGATAGCGGAAAGGTCCTCAATGACCTGTACTGGAACGGTCTTGGGACACAGCTTCAAGCCGTTTCTCAATCCGGCAATGTGGCCTACGGCAGCACAGCACGCCCTGAAAGGGATTGGACAAACATTACGGCAACTGTTCGCGCGTCCGGAGACTTGCAAGGCATTGTGTATTATCAGCCAATTTCTGGCATTGACACGACCTGGATACTGGTTGGGTCTAATGGTAAAGTCTTTTCCTGTTATGGCGATTGGTCGGGCAAGGTGGAGCGCACTACGACCTTCACTTCTAGCGAGACTGTGTACTGCGTCAACGTCATTGGCGTTTTTGTGTTGGTTGCGGGATCGAATGGGAAGCTGCTTAGCGCTGTGAAGATGGCGACGGAGAATTCGCAATCATTCTCGACCGTAACCAGCACCTTCGGCACTAGCACCATCCTTTCCATGAAGCTTTGCAACGGGAAAATGTTTATCGTTGGTGCGGATGGCAAGATGGCATATTCACCCGATGGGCTTAACTGGACTGCTGTTGCAGATACCAGTTTCGGTGGAACCATCATCCGCGACATTGCTTACGGTAATGGCAAGTATGTAGCTGTCGGCGACGGCGGCAAGACAGCCGTTTCCGAGGATGGGATCGGCTGGGTTCAGCAAGCCAACACTTTCGCAGGAACCGATATCCGGAGCGTCGCCTACGGCAACGGCAATTTTGTAGCTGTTGGTGCAAGCGGCAAGATTGCTTACTGGACTCCATGATCTTCTATCTCCTTGCGTAATAGAGCCCAGCCGTCGCGCTGGGCTTTTTCATTTCTGATTCAGGCTCGCCACAGCCAGGGTGGCCTTTCGGGGGATGCCTGGACGCGGATAAGCCGGTAGTGCAGCGCTACGGAAAAACACCGGCAGCCCGCGCATCCTGACCTCACCCCCCTTCCAGGGGGGGGCGAGACATTACAGGCGAGATCAATGCATTGGGGCGTCGACACTGGGGTTGTCTTTGGCTGATGTCGGGAAAGACCGCTAACCTACTCCTGCCGCAGTGAATTTAGATAATCCGTGCAAAACTTAGTATCGAGGATTTTCTTTGCTCGGGCTTCTTGCTCCTTTCCCGATGAGCCAGGAGGACCCAATATTTCGTTTTTTACGCCCTCAAACATCGCGGCTAACTCTTCTCGATTTTTCTTCATGTCGCTTTCTTTCATGTAAAGAGCGGTGGCGTAAACGCCGTCGGCTCAGGCCTCAGCACCGCTGTCGGTGGCGCAATCGGTGGTTTGCTCGGCAGCGAGGCAGGCAGTTGGCTCGGTGACAAACTGTTCGGCTCAACGGATCGCCTGCCTGCACCCAATGCGGTGAGCAAGGAACTCAACGCGGCGCGCACGGATAACGTGCAAGTCACCCTCGCCCCGAGTATCCAGATCACCGGTGTAAACCCCGCCGACGCCCAGCAGGTCGTCAACCAGGTAATCCAAGCCTTGCAGTTCCAATGCATGCCGATGGTCACCGACACCCTGGGCATCCGACGCAATGCAGCACTGGCCGATTCTCCTGGAGGTGATTGATGCGACAACAAATGGTGCTCGGCGACTTTATTTTCGGTTTGTCTCGAGGATTTGCCTATTCCTCGTTGGTCCGTAACAGCGACGGCGGCTGGAGTGACCTGGCTATTATTGCCAGCAAGTCGCAGTCGCGGCAGAGCGGTCAGAAACTGGAAAAACTCACATTCAGCGGCACGGCCATGTACGGCGTAGGCATGCAGCGCCTGGACGAATTGCGCGCGCTGCAAAATGCGCGGGCGCCGTTGCCCCTGGTTGATGGCATCGGCCGTAACTGGGGCTTGTGGCGGATCAATTCGATCGTGGAAACGCAGAGCAATGTGATTGATGACGGCACCGCCATGGTCATGGCCTGGACGCTGGAATTGGAGGAATTCGTCAATGCGTAGAGTGCGAAGTATCGCCGGTGATTCGGTCAACCTGTTGCTTTATCGGGAATTGGGTCGTTGCGATGACGCGGCGGAAGAAACCCTTTGGCGCCTGAACCCCGAGCTTGCCGAATATGGCCCGGTGCTACCGGCCGGCGTGTGGGTGATCGTGCCTGAAATGCGCGCGCGGCCGGTGGCGGTGCGCCTCGTTTTGGCCTGGGATTAAGGAGGCTGCATGGCACAGGGATTTACGCCTATCGTGGAGTTTTATGGCGCCAATGCGGCGCTGCTCAATCAGCGCTTGATGCGCTGGAGCCACACCGACGCGGCGGG